TTTGGCTTAGATGACATGATGACTAGAATTCATGTACAGAATCCAGGTCAAGTATGGAACTTGCATATGGACAAGTTAGAGAAATGGAACTTTGAAGATCCAGATACTGTAGAACGTTATATGATTCAACTATCTGATTGGCGACCCGGTCAATGGTTTAGTTATGGTAACTATACATTTGAACATTGGAAAGCAGGTGATGTAACTACATTTAAATGGCAAGACGTTCCCCACTCAACAGCAAATGCAGGGCATCATCCTCGTATAACACTACAAGTTACAGGTGTTCGTACTGAAAAGTCTAAAGAGTTTATTAAGAAATTAAGAAAGTCTTAAGTTTGAAGACCATTATTATTTTTGACAACTTCATCTAATAGGTCTAATGGAGCACCCTCTAGTTTAGAATAGTAGAGTAATGCTTTTGTATCTTTAGGCAAACAATGCCCACCAAATCCAAACTGACCATCTGGTCCTGGTACTTGCATATGACTATCACCGACTCTTGGGTCACGTTTCAACATATCTGTAAACTGTTCCCATGATGTTTCGGCATGACTTGATTGATGCAAATGAAACAACTCATTAAAGAATGATACTTTCGTTGCTAACCAACTGTTGATTGTGTATTTAATTAGACTTGCTGATGTCAAATCTGTCTTAAATGTGGGTACAATTTTAACTTTACTGTAATGAATGTATGCTTGTTCTACTTCTATACAATCATGTAACTCTCCGCCTAGTATCTGCATGTTAGGATTAATGAAGTCCTGTAGACTGTTTGCTTCAGTTAAAAACTCAGGGTTATATACTAGTCGTAATTTCTTATAAAGTGTCTTAAACTGCTTTAGATGATGCGGAGTGATAGTGGATTTAACAACTACTACACCTTTGTATTCTAATTCATTGAGTTCTTGTAATACCGAACGTGCTATGCTAGTATCTACATCTAAGTGTGTATCTTGCTGTGGAGTAGGAACACATACAAATACAATCTCAGTATCTGCCAAGTCTTCAAGTTTGTTATCTGTAAACTTTGGGTCTACTATCACTTGTTCAGTGTCTACACTAAAGCCATGACTGACTGCTGAACCAACAAATCCTTTACCGATAATGCCTAACTTCATACATTGCCTTTAATTTTCTCTACAAGATATTCTTGTTCGTAGTTTGGATCACCATGATATTCAGGAGCCTTTGCAATTGCTTGATCTACTCGCATTTTAATTTGCCAAAGTTTCTTCTTCATATCAGAACCTGTATAACCGCAGTTACGAGGATTATTCATCTCATACTCTAGTTCCCAGATTATGTGTAATGCTTTTTCTACTTCAGGTAATATCATGTTTCTATTGTAATATTTAATGCGATACAAGTCAAGCAAAACATTTCCCAAAAGCATTTTATGATAAATAATAACATGAGAGCAAAAGACTTTATCACAGAATCCCCGCTAAAAGACTTAGAGAATAGACTACCTAAGATTAAAAGTGACCAGTACAATGTCGATGAAAAAGGTAAACTTTATCATAACGCAAAAGCGGCTGGCAGGCAAAATCATAAAGCACGACAAGAACTAACTGCATCTGATCAAATGTTTGATGATGGGTTAAGCATCGAAGACGAAGCACAGAAAGGTGCTGAATGGATGGGCAAACGTTTAAAGATTGAAAATATGCCTAAGATTGTAGTTAGTTATGACACTGAAGAAGCACAAGAAGGTCATCACACAGGCAAACATGTAATGGGTTCTGATGAAATTTGGGTCTATGGTAATAGAAACTTAATTGATATTATGCGAACTGTGTTCCATGAACTTGTGCATATTCGCCAAGGGGAAAAGGATTTAATAAAAGCCGGAGATAGTTATCCAGGATCACCAATAGAAGCGGCCGCTGATATGGTTGCTGGGAAGTATATTAAAATCTATGGCAAAGAGAATCCACACATATTTCAGTAAGTTCACTGAACACCCTCACTCCCTCGGCGAGACTTATTTCGCCCATTTCAAAAACGCCTTGACCTATGGTGTCCTTATGATCTTAACTGGCATAGCAGTCCTCATTCATGCTGTATTCCCTTTTGTATTCGTTAACACAGGCAGTGACCTAGCGAAATCTATCTGCAAAGATATCGACAAAAGAAACGGGTAAACTGTCCAAAAAAAAGATTGACTCCTGTCTCAGAGTACTATATACTATGCAGACAAACTAAAATTTATAGGAGTAATTATGTCCGGAGCAAAATACTTTAACCCTGAGCAGGTTAATAAACTGAAGCAATTAGTAAACGAAGGTATGGCAGTAATGCATGAAGTAGAGACACTTAATGGTGGACTCAACGATACTGTAAAAGCAATTGCAGAAGAACTTGAAATCAAACCTGGTATTCTAAAAAAAGCAATCAGAATTGCACACAAAAGTAAATTAACTGATACGAATGCTGACCATGAGCAACTAAACGATATATTGGAGACAGTTGGTAGAACTATTTAATGTCGTATATTGATGCAATCCATGATAAAACTGCGGATAGAATCTGTGTTGTAGAGAGAACGCCTGAAGGAAATAGGGAATTCAAAGAATACCCTACGAACTACGTATTGTATTACGAAGATTCTAAAGGTAAACATCGTTCTTTATATAACACTTCTGTCACTAAGTTTTCCTCACGCAAACAAAGTGAATTTGAGAAAGAGAAAAGAATTCATTCAAATAGACGTTTGTTTGAGAGTGATGTGCCAATAGTATTTCGATGTCTAAGTGAGAACTATCTAAAAATCGATGCTCCGAAACTGCATACATGTTTCTTTGATATCGAGGTAGACTTTGACCCTGCAAAAGGATTCTCTCCTCCGAGTGATCCTTTTAATCCTGTAACTGCTGTCAGTTTATACTTAGACTGGCTCGATCAACTAGTTTGTCTAGCAGTTCCGCCTTCTCATATGACGTATGAGACTGCACAAGAAGCAATCAAAGACTTCCCTGACACAATGTTGTTTAGAACAGAGAAAGAATTGTTTGATGTATTCTTTACTTTGATCGAAGATGCAGATGTGTTGTCAGGTTGGAACTCAGAAGGATATGATATTCCGTATATGGTCAATCGTGTTACACGTGTGATGTCTAAAGACGATACTCGTAAGTTCTGTCTATTAGGTCAATATCCTAAGAAAAGAACATATGAAAGGTTCGGTAAGGAAGAAGAAACGTTTGACTTAGTAGGTCGTATTCATTTAGATTATCTTGCACTCTATAAGAAGTATAATTATGAATCTCGTCATAGTTATAAACTAGATGCAATTGGTGAAATGGAAGTCGGTGAAAAGAAGACTGAGTATGAAGGATCACTCGATCAGTTGTATAACAAAGACTTCAAAACGTTTATCGAATACAACAGACAGGACACTTTACTACTCAAAAAACTAGATGATAAATTGCAGTTTATTGAACTTGCTAATCAGATGGCGCATGAGAATACTGTATTACTTCCGACTGTCATGGGTTCAGTGGCTATGATTGAAATGGCTATTATGAACGAAGCACATGAACGTGGTGTTGTTGTGCCTAACAAGATTAGACAAAACATCAATACAGTTAGTGAAGGCACAGCGGCAGGTGCTTATGTTATGACTCCGAAGAAAGGGTTGCATGACTGGATAGGTTCTGTCGATATCAACTCTCTGTATCCTTCAGTGATACGAGCATTGAATATGGCGCCTGAAACAATTGTTGGTCAAGTAAAACATACATTGACTGAGCAGTATATGCAAGAAAAAGGACTAGAACTTGCTAAGAAGAAATCTCGTTACAAGAAAGGTGATGCATCAGTAGAAGGTCCTATCTTATGGGAAGGACTATTTGGCTCACTTGAGTATACTGCAATTCAGAATCAGGAACGTGGTACAATGCTAACAGTTGATTTTGAAGATGGGAGTTCAGAAGAGAAGAGTGCGGCTGAAGTATGGAAGTGGATTTATGATTCAAATAATCCTTTCATTCTTAGTGCTAATGGCACAATCTTTAGATCAGATGTTGAGGGTGTGATTCCCGGACTGTTGTCTAAATGGTATTCTGATCGTAAGATTATGCAGGGCAAACTCAGAGAGGCTAAAACAAAAGAAGACATTGAGTATTGGGACAAGAGACAGTTAGTTCGTAAGATTCTACTAAACTCAGCATATGGCGCACTTTTGAATGAGCATTGTCGTTTCTATGATAAACGTATAGGACAGTCTGTAACATTGACTGGTCGTAGTGTTACAAAACATATGTCAGCATATATCAATGAGATAATGACTGGGGTATATGATCATACAGGCGATTCGATGGTCTATGGTGATACTGACTCATGTTATTTCTCTGCATGGCCTATGTTGAAAGATGAACTTCCCGCAGACATGACACTAGAAGACAAGAAGCAAACGTTTATTGATTTGTATGAAAGTATGTCTGATCAATGTAATATATCTTTCCCTGGTTTTATGGAAACAGCATTTCATTGTCCGCGTGAAAAAGGTGAGATAATCAAAGGCGGTAGAGAAGTTTGTGGGGACAGAGGATTGTTCATCACTAAGAAAAGATATGCAATTAATATTTATGACAATGAAGGCAAACGTACTGATGCTAATGGTGCAATGAAAGTTAAAGCAATGGGACTCGATCTCAAACGAGCAGATACTCCTAAGTATATACAAGACTTTTTGATGGAAGTGTTAGAAATGGCTCTTGGTGGTAAAAGCCGTGAGGACATTATCGAAAAGATCAAAGAGTTTAAACTTCACTTAGGTGACAAAGATTCTTGGACAAAAGGTTCTCCTAAGGGTGTAAACAAGTTAACTCATTACACTCAGTTAGAGAAAAAGTCTAAAACTGGTCGAGCAAACATGCCTGGTCACGTGAGGGCGGCAATGAATTGGAACACACTCAAACGTGTTCATGGTGACAACTACTCAATGGAGATCATGGATGGCTTTAAAGTCGTAGTATGTAAACTAAAGACTAATGCTCTTGGATATACAAGTATTGCATATCCTACTGATCAACTTAGATTGCCTCAATGGTTCAAAGAACTGCCGTTCGATGATAATTTAATGGAGTCTACACTCGTAGATGAAAAGATCAGCAACTTACTCGGAGTTCTTAAATGGGATTTAAGAGCAAACACAGACACTAATTCAACATTTGATGAATTGTTTAGTTTCGGGTAAACAGTTGTCCAAAACAATTGCAATGTGTAATAAAACCAGATATAATACACACTATATCTACCTAAATACTTTAAAGAGGAAAATAAATGAAAGATAATTTACAAGATTTGATCGAATATACATTCGGCTTAGGCATCATTGATCTAGTTAAGATTGATGGTACTGCTACAGAGACAGAGGTCAATGCGATTGCAGATGATAAGTCTGTTATTGTAAGTGGTAAAACAAAGACGCCTGTTGCTGATTTCATCGGTACATTCGGTATGCCTAATCTAGGCAAACTCAAAACGATTCTAAGTTTTGATGATTATGATGAGAATTCTACTATTAGTATGACTCATAAGCAAGTTGATGGCGTTGATGTGCCACAAGCAATTCACTTTGCTACTAAGAACAATGACTTTATTAATGACTATCGTTTGATGTCAAAAGCACTTATTGAAGAAAAAGTAAGAAATGTCACGTTTAAAGGTGCTCAATGGGACGTTGAATTTGAACCTACAATCGCAGGTATTTTACGTCTGAAGAAACAAGCACAAGCAAACTCAGAAGAGTTAAACTTTACAACTAAGACAGATGGTGGCGATCTTAAAATCTTCTTTGGTGAGCCGTCAACTCACTCAGGCAACTTTGTCTTTCAACCTTCTGTAACTGGAACGTTGAGTAGAACATGGCAATGGCCTGTTAAAGTATTCTTGTCAATCATGGATCTGCCAGGTGACAAGACTGTGCGTATCTCTGATCAAGGGGCGGCACAAATCACAGTAGACAGTGGTTATACTGTTTACGAATATCTATTACCAGCACAAGCGAAGTAAAAATTATGGCAGAGCAAGTAAATCTTTCAGCCGAACACAAAGACGATTGGGCGTTATTCTTGCCTGCTGTTAGCAGTTTCTTTATCGCTGGATTAGGTAGACAACGTAAAGGAATGGATTATTTCCCTGAAGAACGTATTCCTGCAGGACTAAATGGAGACGTAGAATGTTTAAACTTTTTAAACTCTAAACAAGGACTGTATAACTACAAATGGGGGTTATACTCTGCGGGCCACGCAGACCTAGACATCACTAGCGACAATCCTAATGAGTCTATCATCAGAGAACGTGAAGAAGGAACTTTCATGTTAGGAGATTCTGGTGGTTTTCAAATTATGAAAGGTCAGTGGCCCGCCGACTGGAAGGATCCTAATTGCCCTAAAGCAATGAAACAACGTAAGAAAGTTTTGTCTTGGATGGACGAATACATGGATTATGGTATGTGTTTAGATATTCCTTCAATGATATTGATGAAGACAGACTTAGTTGATAAGCATGGCATCACAACTATTGAAGAGTGTAAAATTGCTACGCATATTAATAACGATTACTTCATTCATCATCGAAGTGGTGCTTGTAAGTTCTTAAATGTACTTCAAGGTCAAACTCATAAACAATCAGATGAATGGTATGAAGAATTCAAAATGTATGCTGACCCTGCTGTTTACCCAGATAATCATTTCAATGGTTGGGCATTCGGTGGTCAGAACAAAATTGATATTCATTTGATGCTAAGAAGAATCGTCTTCCTTATCCATGATGGACTATTAGGAGAAGGTAAACATGATTTACTTCATTGTCTTGGTACATCTATCTTAGAGTATGCAGTATTGTTTACTGACATTCAAAAAGCAGTAAGAAAGTATCACAATCCGAACTTTATGATTACATTCGATTGTGCATCTCCTTTCTTTGGGGCGGCTAAAGGACTAGCATATAACAACTCAACATTTGAGCATAATACTAAATGGACTTACTCTATGGAGAAGACTGCTGAGAACAAAGACTATGCAGATGATTCACGTCCTTATATTGATGCAGTCTTGCAAGACGGTATACATGAGAAGTTTACTGACTCCCCTATTACAAAAGCACTAGTATTAAAAGACTTGTGTTATAGAGGACATGGCTTCTTAGGTCAACATGGTAAAGAAACAAAGACTAGTTGGGACACGTTGAGTTATACTCTTCTTCAAGCACATAATGTTTATCAACATATGTTTTCTGTGCAAGAAGCAAACAGAAAATATGAATCAGGTGTTATACCTGCAATGTTGATGAACGAAACATTTGAACGTGTTACTTTCAGTGACCTAGTTGATGAAATATTTAGTCTACAAGATAAACAAAAAAGTTTAGATTTGATTGATCAACACAGTAAGTTTTGGATGCAAATCAAAGCAGGGAGTTCAGGCTACTCAGGGAAGAGAGCCGTTAATGCTAACACAATGTTTGATGAATTATTTTCAGTAGCAGAAGAACCTGCAGTAAATACAGATGAAGAATTAGAAGATAGTGATGAACTAATGCAGGCTATAGATGAATGAAAATAATATGTGTCGCCTCTTATTGTGCGGGCGGACTCATGTGCGATTTACTGAACGAGAGAAGAAGTCCATTTACAGCATCAATAGTACAAACTAGATTCAATCATGTCCTTAAATCACCTCTCACCAATGGATGGAACGGAAACAATGAAGAAGTCCCTTATCTTATCTTGCCAATACATGAAAAGCAATGGCTAGATTTAACAACTAACTTAATAAGCAAAGAATGGACACAGGGAAATTGGTTTGCACATCATCAACCAGTTTCGATTATTCCTAATATAGAGGACTTTGAAGAAGTCATTCATGTAACAGTCACTACAATGAAAAGTAGATGGTTACGATTTTTACGACATTACTGGTTAGAGGTTAATCGTCAGAAAATGATACAAGATCACGCATTAGATACAGTAAAGGATATGATCAATATTATCAAGTATGATCCTTCATGGTTACCAAGTGAAGATGAGAGGGTGACAAATGTTGAGTTTGAAGATATTGTAAGTGGAGTCTGGAGTAAAAATAACAAGCATGACTTAGGTCATCTAAATAATTGGAAGAAGAAGAACAATTTTATACTAGATGATTTTGAACAAGATGCGAAGTTGATTGAACTATGGGAAACGCAAGAATATTATCGAATTGATCCTAGTTGGGCAGATGTAAGAAATCCTCAACATGAAATTTGGGAAAAGCAAACTATTAAAAGAATGAATGACTATTATGAATCTGGGCAAATTAATGCTTGACTTTACTAACAAAATCAAGTATTATTACTAATGATAGAGATATTGTTATGGAGTCTTATAATTGTTACATGGCTATCGTATGGTATGCATGTAATTAAAGAGTACATAAGACATCATGTTAAATAGGAAAACAAAATGAGTGTAGAACCGATGATTAAAAAGCCGAGTTTATTTAGAAGAACTGTAATGAGTCTTGTAAGTGGTTGGAGACGTGTAATGGATGTGAGATACAATCCATTAAAGTATATTCCAGATCCTAGTTTACAAACATACTTTATGTTAGTGCTGTTTACTGTATGGAGTGTGTGGTTTGGATTCTTAGCAACTGACTACTTAGGTGTAGTTAATTATCACACAGTAGGTAGCATCTTTATTCACGTAGCAATTCTACTACCACTAGCAATGACTAATGCAATCTTTATTGATGCAGAACGTGATGGGCATAATTGGTTGAAAGAATGGAAAGAAGAACAAAGCAGATATAAGTTAGTAGTCAACAGACTGAAAACTAAAAATTTAACACTATGGGATCCAAGTAAGGAAGCATAATGAGAAGTATATGGGTAACATTTAGCAAAGAGGGTATTCACAAGTATCCTGGTGCTGATACAGATCCTAAGTTAGCAACTGGCGACTGGGACGATGTATCGTTTTTAGGTTATCCTCACAGACATATATTTCATTTTAAAGTATGGATTGAAGTCTTCCATGACGATAGGGATATCGAATTCATACAGTTTAAAAGATGGTTAGAACGTTTGTATGCAGAAGTAGAAAGCAGTACAAGTGTATTACAACTTAATCATAAGAGTTGTGAAATGATCGCAGACGATTTGGCATTAGAAATACAAACAAAGTATCCGAATCGTTACATTAAAATTTCAGTAGCCGAGGACAATGAAAACGGTTGCGAAATGGACTATCCGAATGACTCGGATATTAACTAAAACGGTAATATGAGAATAGAAGGAATATTACAATGTCACGTAAGTTTAATGCTTCAAAAGTGTTTGAGGACCTGGAGGCTTATCAAGCCTTCTGTACAGAGTATGGATACGTATATGATCCTAAAACACTGTACCAAAAGAGTAGTCGCATTTGGCGACTATACAGTCAACGTTATATGGCAGACAAACCTGTCAGGGATATGTGGGAAATAGATGGCAAAAAATACAAAAACAACCGACGTAGGTAAAAAGGTGACTAAGAAAACGCCTGCTAAAAAGAAGGCGCCAGTAAAAGCAAAAGCCAAGACACCTATCAAGTCTAAAAGTGGACCTAAAGTTAAAGGAACAACTAAGAAGATAGAACCAAGTTTCGTGCCTCAACCTAAAGAGACAAAAGAACATGGTGTAGTAGTTCTAATAACTGGAGGATTCGATCCTTTACACAGTGGGCATTTAGAGTACATTGAAGCCGCAAAAGAATTAGGTAAAAATGATTCTTGGTTTGGTAGCAAAGTAGTTGTTGGTGTTAACAGTGATGAATGGTTAACTAGAAAGAAAGGCAAAGCGTTTATGCCTGTAGAAGAACGAGTTAAACTTCTATTAGCAATGCGTAATGTTGATCAAGTTATAACGTTTAATGACGATGATGATTCTAGTTCAAATGCTATTCACATTACACGTCAACTATTTCCGAATGAACATATTATCTTTGCTAATGGTGGAGACAGAACATTATCTAACATCAAAGAAATGGGTTTTGTAGATAAAAACTTGTCTTTTGTATTTGGAGTAGGCGGTGAAAAAACACAGTCAAGTTCTGATATTCTAGCAAATTGGTACACTCAAGGTACTAAGCCAAAGACTGAACGTGATTGGGGTTACTATCGTGTATTACATGAGTGGGATAATCTTACTAAACTGAAAGAACTGACAGTTAATCCTGGTGCATCATTGAGTATGCAAAGGCATGAAAGTAGATCAGAATTTTGGTTTGTTGCTGAAGGTATTGCAAGTGTTTATACAGTTGCATTTCCTAATGATGCTAAACGTGATGTAGGAGATATACTTGTAGGCAGATTTAATCAACATGAGTCAACATGGATAAACGTAGGCGAGTGGCATCAGTTAGTAAACAGAGAAAACATTCCTTTAAAACTGATAGAGATTCAATATGGTACAGATTGTATTGAAGAAGATATCGAAAGAGTATTCAGAAACCTTAAAACTTAGAGACAATTATGTTAATTTATGTACCCTTAGAACACATTGAAGGACGATACACAGTTCATATGGACCGTGACATCGAAGCATATTTAAATACACGAGACATCGAGTATGTCAAAGTAATGCCTACTACAGAGACTCCTCCTCTTCCTGAGGGACAGTTTTTGAATGCGGCATTTACTAGTAAGTTCAAAGCAATGCAAATAGCAGAAATCTCTGCGATGTTTGAGTCTGGTAAAATCAATGATGGTGATACTATATTCTTTAGTGACATATGGTTTCCTGGTATTGAAAGTATTGCGTACATGAAATATTTTACAAAAAAAGATGTAAAGATTACAGGCATCATTCATGCTGGTAGTTTTACTGATACTGATTTTGTAAGAGACATGGAGCGTTGGGCTAAGAACTTTGAAGACATTATCTTTGATATAAGTGACACTATCTATTGTGCTAGTAATTTTATCAAAGAAGATATCATCAGAAAGAGAATAGTTGATCCTAATAAGTTAGTAGTATCAGGATTGCCTGTAGACTATTCAGGATTAGATTATCATAAAGGACAAACTAAAGAAAACATAGTTATCTTTAATGGTAGACTATGTGACGAAAAGCAACCTTGGTTATTTGATGAACTAGAAAAACAAGTCAATGAAAAAACTAATGGCAATCTCAATGCTAGATTTGTTAAAACACAAGAAGAAAATCTTTCTAAAGGAGAATACTACTCATTACTTGGCAAAAGCAAAGCAATCGTAAGTTATGCTTTACAAGAAAACTTTGGCTTTGGTGTTGCAGAAGCAGTCTATCTAGGTTGCAAACCTGTATTGCCTAATAGATTAGTATATCCTGAATTATATCCAAACACAAGACTTTTCGATAGATTTGATGAAAGTGTAGATATGGTAATTGAAGCATTAATATCAGACATGGTGATATCACAGGTAGTAGCAGAGCCTAATGATGTCTTTAATATTTGGTTTTCACAAGAGGCAAACAATTAATGAGAATAGAATCTGAAGTTAAATTAGATTTCTCAGACGTACTTATTAGACCCAAAAGATCAACATTAGGATCACGCAAAGAAGTAGATTTATTTCGTAATTATAGATTTAGAAACAGTGAAGCAGGATATGGTGGAGTGCCTATCATGGCATCTAACATGGATGGTGTTGGTACATTTAAAATGGCTGATGCACTTTTAAAACAAGGATTGTTTACATGCTTAGTTAAAACATATTCTGCATCTGATTTACTAGAATACTTTAGTAATGGCTCTAAAAGACAAGAACATGTGGCAATGTCTATTGGTATTGCTGAACAAGATTTAGAAAAACTTGATCGTGTAATGGGAGCATGTCCTGTCAAGTATCTCTGTATTGATGTTGCTAACGGGTACTCAGAAAGATTTGCTACAATCGTAGAACAAATTAGAAACAAATACGAAGAACTTATCATCATTGCAGGTAATGTAGTGACAGGTGAAATGACAGAGGAGTTAATATTAAGTGGAGCAGATATCGTTAAAGTGGGTATTGGGCCTGGTAGTGTTTGTACTACTCGCATTAAGACTGGCGTTGGATATCCTCAACTCTCGGCGATCATTGAATGTGCCGATGCCGCTCACGGTCTTGGTGGACACATCATTGCTGACGGGGGTTGTTCAAGTGCTGGAGATGTAGCAAAAGCATTTGGTGCTGGAGCAGACTTTATTATGCTTGGTGGCATGATGGCAGGACATGATGAAGGTGGAGGAGAAGTTGTTGATGGTAACGTTCAGTTCTATGGCATGAGTAGTGATACTGCTAATACTAAACACTTTGGTGGACTTAAAGAATATAGAAGTTCTGAAGGTAGAACTGTAAAGATTCCATATAAAGGTGCGATTAAAGATACTGTCCAAGACATCTTAGGGGGCATTAGAAGCGCCTGTACTTACGCAGGAGCACGTAAACTAAAAGACTTGAGTAAATGTACTACTTTTGTTAGAGTAAATAATCAATATAACAAAGTATTTGAGAACAAATAATGAACACAAGTCTGATCATCATTGATAATTTTTATGATGAGCCTGACATTATAAGAGACCTAGCACTATCATCTAAATATTATCCTGAAAAGGTATCTAAAGGTTATCCTAACGGCAATGCTCCTTGGTCTGGAAAGATGAGTAAAGATGCATATAGTCCTAGTTGGATTAATACAAAGATATCTAAACTTTTAGGAAAAAACATTAGACAAATGGATCATTTTACTAATGGTTCTTTTAGATTAAGCCAAGAAACAAACGTTTGTGGCATGTTTGATAATGCATTACATGCTGATACATCTGATAGTAATTATTATGCAGGTGTTCTATATCTTTCTAAGAATCAATATACTATGCCCGGCACGTTGTTTTACAAACACAAAGAAACAGGTGTAGATCGAGCATTAAGTCCTAAGCACTTAGAGACAGTTGTTAAATCAAAAGACTGTAATGATTTAGATAAGTGGGATATTCATACTGCTTCAAACTTTATTTACAACAGACTTATTATATACCCTGCATCTAAGTTTCATGGACCTGGTCCTAACTTTGGAACATCAGACGAGACTGCTAGACTAGTCCAACTTTTTAATTGGATAGACATAGTATGAAATTGTTAATTACAGGAGGTTGTTCCTTTTCTCAAGTACAAGGACAACCAGACCCTTACTTAGATGAAGATAAAAAAGTGTGGCCTAACTGCACCTGGCCATTACATTTAGAAGAAGCATTGAAACCTGAATTTCATACTCATACTGGTATGGCAGCCGCAGGCAATGAAATAATTTCGCAACGAATAATCAATAAAGTTAACAAAGCATTAAAAGACGGGTTTTCTCCTAATGATATGTTAGTTGGCATTATGTGGTCAGCCGCAGATCGTTTGTCATTAATGAGTTCTAATTATAAAAAGAACATACACAAGACAACATTGCGAGGTCCAAGTGACGAAACTGCTAATCAATATATGTTAGAACATGGAGAACCTTTTTTAAATTCACAATTAACAGATGTTGAATTTAAAAATTGGTTTAAAGGATTCAATACTTCAGATAAAAAATTTTCAGACAATCCTCATAGTGATTGGTATAATGGCAGAAATCCAACTTGGTGTGCTGAGGTTGATGATAAGAATTCAACTCCAATACCAACTTGGTATCTATTAAATCATTCTTGGTCAGATGAACTAACTTCTAATTATTTTAAATCATATATTACCCCTGAGTATGCACTCTTACAAACATGTAATCATATACTTAGAACTCAATGGTTTTTGCAAAGTAAAGGCATCAAATACTTTATGAGTCAAATGGGACCAGACACATTTATCTATCATGGTCCTCAACCTCACACACTAGGTGAATCTGATTGGGAATGTAATATGATGAACGATGAAGAATTTCAAATGTGGGATAACATAAACTTAATACATGATCATCCAGAATTGAATTACTTATATGATATGATTGATAAAGAATTTTGGTTAGACGTAGACAATATGGATGAATGGGCACGAAAACAAGGACTACCTTATCAGACAGAAGGAGACTGGCATCCAAGCACTGCAATGCATGAGAGATTTACAAAGAACTACATTTTACCCTTTATACTTGAAAAATATAATATATCCTAGTATAATGTATAAATACATGTGTAGCACAAAGGCTACAAAACAATTGATTAATTTATCCGCGTTAGGAAGGAGAAAAGACACATGTCTTATAACAAAACAAAAACCGACCCTGTTCTAGGGAAACAAGTACACGATCATTTAGTTAAAGCAGGAGTAGAAACGCCTGTTATAGACAATGGTCTATCTCGTACAGAAAAAATCGACAAGATTGAAGGTCACTTTGATCACATCATGGACACATTAGGACTTGATCTATCAGATGATAGTTTGACAGACACACCTAAACGTGTTGCTAAAATGTATGTCAACGAAATCTTTTGGGGACTTGATTATGAAGCATTCCCTAAATGTACAACAGTTAATAACAAAATGCATTACGATGAAATGGTCGTAGAAAGAAACATCAATGTTCAATCTAATTGCGAACATCACTTTGTAGTTATTGATGGACTAGCAACTGTTGCATATATTCCTAATGAAAAAGTATTAGGTTTATCAAAGATCAATCGTATCGTTGAATACTTTTCTAAAAGACCTCAGATACAAGAACGCCTAACTGAGCAAATTTATTATGCACTTCAGTACATTCTAGGCACAGATAATATTGCAGTCTTAATTGATGCACAACATTACTGTGTTAAATCTAGGGGTGTTGAAGACGTAGGAAGTTCAACTATCACAAGTAAATTAGGTGGTGGTTTTAGAGATAAATCAGATCCTGGGCTAAGGGCAGAATTTTTAAGTATCGCCAGGATGCAGTAACAATGAGTGAGTCTACTATAGACAGCATCACAACATATATTCGTAAGATGAATGCTGAAATGAATTCACCTTACAATGATGGATTTATGGCATGGGGAATTAAACAAGATTTATATCTTATGAAATTTTTTATAGATAAAATTCTTGCAGATGCACCTGAGTTCGCAGGAGAAGATGATTGGCTTACTGAACAAGAACAAAAGCAAGTTATGGAGATATTGAAAAAATAATGTATTGTTATAAAGATAATTTTCTATCTGATGAATTATTTGACTTGTTTAAAGAAGACATGCTTAATAAATATGAACCTCGTAACGAATGGGGAGACGAGTCTGTTAGTTATGGAAAGTATTTGTCAGGTGAAAATTACGAACAAGATGCTCCTGTCAGAGTGATAGGAGATCAGTTCCCTGAAGATGGTGATTATATACATACTGCGGTGAGACTAGGATCAAAATCATTACCAGAAATAGCACGTAGTATTAAACAGTACATGATTGAAGATATGAATTTGATAAATCCTTTGGCTCGACAGATGTGGTATCAATATCATTCAAATAAACACAAAGTAATACAGCATTGGGATCCTGCAGTTAATGGGAAAACTAGTAAACAATCATTTACTAGTCTTCTATACATGCATGATACTTGGGAA